TGCATGAGCAACGGGCTCATGCTGTGGACGTACCAGCAGATCGTAATCCCTACGGTCGCGGCGCAAGTGGCCTATACGATCGGCCCTTCGGGAGCCAACGTCACCAATGTACGTCCGGTACGCATCGCAGAGTACGGCAACTTCATTCGCCAGGTATCGAGTGGCGCGAACCTTGACACGCCTCTTCGCGTTGTCTCTCGAGCGGAGTACATGCAGTACGGCAACAAGGGCGCCTCGGGTGTCATCAACACCATCTACTACGATTCGCAGTTCAATACGGCAACCACGCCTTCACCCTCGACGGGCTACGGTACGCTGTACGTGTACGTATCTCCTTCGGATACTTCGCGCACGATCTACCTCAATGCGCAGCGTCCGCTGTACGACATGACAGCCGGGACCGATGAGTTCGATTTCCCTGCGGAGTGGTATTACTACCTCGTGTACGCCCTGGCTGCGGACATGGCCGACGACAATGAAGTGCCCGAAGATCGCATCGCGCGACTGGAACGTACGCGAGACAAGCTGAATATGGACTTGATGGACTGGGCTGTGGAAACGGCGAGCGTGACTTTCGGTGCAGACACGAGTGCTTACCGGCCACGCTGATGCCGCTGACTAAACCCATCCGTATTCCGTTCGCGTGGCCTTACAACCCACGCACGTCGGCGTCGACTCGTGATCCGAAGCGATTGAACATCATCAATGAACGGGCAGCGACGGAAACGTACGTATTGAAACGTCCGGGTACCCAGACCGCGTATACGCTGGGGGCAGGGACGGGGCAGGGATTGACGGGCTACAACGGATCGTTCTATGCGGTGATTGACGATGTGTTCCGATCGGTCGCGGCGAACGCCAACTCCGGTACTTCGGGACAGACCTTCACGCAATCCACGTTGCCCCCTTGGGCACCGCGGGAACTCGCCGCAGCCGTGGTTTTCCAGGATCGCATGTGGGTGATGTCGGGGGCTACGTCGGCGCCGAACTTTACCCCCTCGTCAACTTACATCGCTGACGTATGGAGCAGCACCGACGGAGTTACGTGGGTGCCAGCTTCTGCAGGTGCGCCGTGGGCAGGGCGACATGGTTTTGGCTGCGTGGTATTGGGTAAGAAGATGTTTGTGGCGGGCGGGTACGATGCCTCGACGGGCGTTTACTTCAACGATGTGTGGTCGACCGAGAACGGCACGGACTGGGCACGAGTATCGGATGAGGCGACGGGAGCGGAGTGGGCCGCACGCGGGGGCTTTGGTTTCGTGGCCTCGAGTAGTGGCATGTACGTCATTGGCGGGCTCGGACCCAGCTACGACTTCGACGATGTGTGGTTTTCTGCAGACGGGGTAAAGTGGTCGCGAATCGGGGGTGCCTTCGGTTGGGGAAATCGTTATGCCTTCGGCTGTCTCTACTTCCAGAACAGTCTGTGGATCATTGGTGGATACTCGACTGCCGGGGGTGGTTCGCAGAATGATGTGTGGAGTTCGGCAGATGCGGGACAGACCTGGATACAGGCGACTGCGGCGGCGTTTTCTTCGGCCCGTTTCTTCCCCGCGTGCTGCGTCTACAACAACAAGATGTGGGCGTTGGGCGGCGGCTCTGGATCGAACTTCACCGATGTCTACTCGTCGAACTTGACCGGAACGACTTGGAGTTTGGTGACCTCGACTCCGGGCTGGACCGCACGCTCAGGCTCCAACGCACTGGTCTTCCGTACGCCGCCAACAGTGAGCACTTACCGTTACCCAACGATCTGGTTACTGGCGGGTGTGGATGATTCCTCAACCTTGAGTAGTCAAGTATGGCGTGGGGATCTGGATACGGCGATGGGTACCTCGCTGGCACTCTCGCCCACCACGACGGGACAACTGTACCAGTTCAATTCGTTCCAGACGGGTACGCGGCTGTTGATCAAGAACCAGTCGAATATGTGGGTGTATGACTCGGGTTCGATCACGGTAGTCACAGAAGCAGGATACCCGCGCGAGACGGTGCCGGGGATCGTGGTGCTTGGAGGCAGCGCCTACGTGATGGATCCTTCGGGGCTCATCTATAGCTGCGCTTTGGACAACCCCTACTACTGGCCGGCGTTGAACGTGCTCGGCGCTGACTATGAAGATGACGCAGGCGTGTGCCTGGTCAAGTATCTGAACTACGTGGTCGCCTTTGGCGCCTATACCACACAGGTTTTTTACGACGCTGGGCTGGCGACGGGTTCGCCGTTACGTCCGTACCTCAACGCCAACATGAAGGTAGGTTGCGCGGCAGCGCAGACGGTGTGTCAGGTAGGTACGACAGTGGTGTGGGTGGGACAGACAGCGCAGGGATCACGGCAGGTATTCGCCTTTGAAGGGTTGACGCCGAAGCCGATCTCCGTCGCAGCGATCGACAAGATGCTCACCAGTCAGACCTCGCCGGCTAACATGCGGGCGCTTACGTTCTCAGCCAATGGGCACATCTTCTATGTGCTGAACAGTGGGCAGTCGAACTCGAATGCGCTGGTCTACGACTTTACGGAAAAGGAGTGGTATGAGTGGGAGCAGACGTCCTTCGGTGGGTTCAATTACTTCGCCGCGGCGGAACTGACGACGACTTTGACCTATCTCCTGCACCCCAGCAACGGCATCGTGTACGGGACAGGGCTCGATTTCTATACTGACGACGGGACTACCTTTGGAGTCTATCTGCGTACAGGCACCTTCGACGCCGAGACACGGAGGAACAAGTTCTGGGGCCGACTGGATATTGTGGGGGATCAGAACACAGGCACACCCGGAATTGCTTTTTCGGACGACGACGGGCAGACCTATAGTGCTTATCGCACGGTGAACATGAACTCAGCGCGGCCTGCTTTGTTTCGCAACGGTGCTTCGCGGTATCGGATCTTCGTCTACTTCCAAGAGGACGCCAACCCCATGCGGATCGAACGCTTAGAGCAACAGTTTGAGATCGGAACGTAATGGATCAGTATCGAGGAAAATACGATCTCTTGACGGCCTGGGCCAATGGTGGCCGGGGCATGGGGTTCAGTGAAAACGGAGATCCCGAGACAGCGGACTTACGGGCGCAGGTGTTGGCGCAGATGCAGTTGGCCGATCCGAACACCAAGTCGATCGAGACATTCGATGCGAGTAAGTTGCCGCAGTTTGGCAGTGGTAGCCCGATGACAGGGGGAGTGTTCAGCAGTCTTGCCTCGTTGTCTGAAAATGGCGCTGGGGATCGGATGCGGGACCCAACCAAGATGTTCAATGATCCAAATTACGGGTCGTGGACATCGCGGGCCAACTTGAATCAGGCTGCGAACGATGGACCCAGCGCGGGGATCATGGGGCAGTTGGAGCGGTACATGCCTTCAGTTATCTCGGCAGTCATGTCGATGGCGACGGGGGTTCCCGTAGCGAGCCTGGTACAGGGTGTTGCTGCGGCAGATTCAGGCGATTGGAAGGGCATGAGTATGCAGAATCTTCTGGCAAGCATCGCAGGCATGATTGCTAACCAATACGTTCCCGGTGCGAGCACGGCAATCAACCTCGTCAACGGTCAAGTGAGAAAAGGTCCGTAAAATGGCAGATCCAAACGCAACCAACGTCGGCGGAGTCGGCGGTTTTTTCGGCCAGATTCTTGACCTGATCAACGGTATGAATGGGCAAGGGACTAACCGCGGTAACACTGCCGCGGCGATGGCCGATCCTTTTGCCTCGCAGCGACCGGGTTACCAGAAAGACCTACTGGGGTTGCTCACCGACCCATCCAGTTTCAAGATGGACCCCGGCACGATCTTTGCGCGAGATCAGGGACTCGAGGGCGTAGCTCGATTTGGCAATGCCATGTTCGGAACAACCCGATCGGGTAACACCGCAGACACTCTAAACCGGGATGCAACGGGGTACGCCTCACAGGCATACAATAAGCGCATTGACCAACTGATAACGCTCTCGGGTGCCACTACGGGTTCACCAGCGGCGGCGGCAGAGCAGTACATTCGCGGTAATCAAGCGAACGATCAGAACCTGGCAAGTGGGTTAACAGGCATCAACTCCATCATGGATATGCTCTCAAAGAGCGGCATCGGTTCCGCCACCTTGCAAGCGATCGGCAAAGCACTAGGGTTCGGCGGTGGGAGTGGGTTTAATCTGAATTCAGACGGGTCGATCAACTGGGGCTCGACGGGAACTGGCTCAGGCGATCAAGGTGGATTCATTGGCGACACGACAGACCCAAGTCAAGGCTTCGGCGGTATTGGCGACCAAGGCGGATTCATTGGTGACCCTACCGATTTGGGGCAAGGTTTTGATTATGGTAGTGTCGACGGTAGCATTGATCTAGGGTTCTTTGATGGCATAGCGGGGCCGTGATATGGCGATCTACTCAGACCTTCTCGACATCGTAGGTAGAGAACAAACGATCCGTAATGCGCAGGGTCTGAATTCTCTACGTGCGGCAGAAACACAGCAGATTCAGAAACAGGGGGAACTGGCAGACGAGACGCGCAAGACTGTACGAGCGGCGCAGTTGGCACAAGATGCTGTCGATGCGGCGAATACACCCACTACACCCCAGACAGCCCCCGACGGTTCCCCCGTCGCAGCCCTTGACCCAGATCGGCAGGCACAGCAACGGGCCGCGCGTGATGTAGCTGCCTATAGTGCGGAAGCCGCCGCGCTGCGGCGCTCGGGTGCTGCCGACCCCAAGATGATTGCGGACGCGGAACTTCGCGCCTCGCAAGCGCAGCAGAATCAGTTCCACTATAGCAATCTGCTGTGGGATAAACAGAAACAGAAGGCGAAAGACCTCGCCTCGATGGCAGGTGCAGTCAACCCAGACGGTTCCAACGTGGGTAATGTCATCGCGCGTATCGACGAGATCGTACCAAGTTGGTCAAAGAAAGCCGACCTTGACCGGGACTTAATGGGCAATCCGGTGTGGGGTAAGCACACCCAGGATGCTTTGGCCTCGACACAAAAAGCAGGAGCGACAGCCAACGAACAAATCACGGCCCAACAACAGCAGGCGCGAATCAAGTTCGACGAACAAAGGCTAGCGCAGGAACGGGTACGTGAAGACAGGTTAGAAAGAGAGTCCAAGCAGAGAGATTCGTTGGCTCGGGACGGCCTCGCTCTACGGCAACGCCAGCAAACCCGGCTGGAGAAGAAAGACACTCAAGCCAAACCCGAACCCATCCGCGAAGGCGACGTCAAGGATGAAGCCGCGCGTATTAAGCAAGATAACCCGACGTTGACGGTGGCAGATACCAAAGCCGCAGCACGGGACTATCTAGGCAAGACGCAAGACCTGATCCGGCAGGGTAAGACGCGCGAAGAGGCGCAGGCGGAAGCGCAAGACTTTATCAACGCCAAGATCCAGACGGGCACCCCCGGCAAGCCATACGTCTCGCACTGGTTGTCGCCGAATGAGCCCGAAGTGAAAGGTGTACCGGGGAAATATGATCGCGGTGCGAAAACTTTCGACGCTAGTACCCCTGACCTCGCAAAGGCTCTCGACAAAGCGGGCGTCAGTTTCAGTATTCACGGAGACAAAGGTGTGATCTTCTCGGACCCTGCGACTGCGGATAAAGGGATCGCTCTGCTCACTCCGGGTACTGTGTTCACTGGTCCCGATGGCAAGCAGTACAAGAAGAAATGAGCGACTGGGCACCGCCGGCAGGGGTTGAACCTGTAGAGGCTTCTGCCAGTAGCAGCGGGTGGACGCCGCCAGCAGGCGTAGAGGCAGTTGCCACTAATGAACAGGTAGATACGGGTGATCAAGTCTCCCGCGGCGCGGGCAAGACCTCGCCACTTTCACCCCCGCAAACATCGACGCTCGACAAGTTCCTTGCTCCGTGGAAAGGTGAGTCACTAGGCTCGCTCGCGGGGCAAAATATGTTCGCCAACTACTCGCGCTATCAGTCGCGGGTACAGGAACTGCTGCCAGATCTTGAGAAACAGTACGACAAGGGTAAGGCAGATGGCAGCATTACCGAACCGTTCGGCCCGTGGATGGAACGTGAGTCTGCCAAGGCGTACCAGCAAGCCACGGGCAAGGAAGCGCCCCAGGCGGTGCCCGACAATCTCAAGACTGTGGCCGGGTGGCTCAACCTGCCCAAGCAGATCTATGACTCCGCGATGGATAACCCCGCAGGCTTCGTCTCGGGGATGCTCAAGAGTCTCGTAGTCGATCCGCAACTGCTGATCATGCCGGAACTGGGGGTTGCTGGCAAAGCTGCGAAGCTCGGGAAGGTCGCTGAGAAGACCGCGCGTGCTGGCGAAATT